CAGGAGTATAACCTCTACCAAATCTTGAACCTGCAGTTGGTCCAGTGCCAAACGCACCGTTTGCTCCACCGCCAAATATACTAGGAAATAAAGTTCTTCTTGGAGTACCTACGATATTAGGTTTTCCCATATCATAAATATTATCAGGAGTATAACCTCTACCCATAGCAGGATTATATCCCATGAATAATGCTCTAGGAGCAGTTGCGGAGACATTGCCAGGAGTATAACCTCTACCCATCTGAGGATTAAATCTCATTGATGATGCTTTAGGTGCTGTTCCTGCTATATTATCAGGAGTATAACCTCTACCCATCTGAGGATTAAATCTCATTGATGATGCTTTAGGTGCTGTTCCTGCTATATTATCAGGTTCAAAATTTCTGCCAAATCTCGCTGCAGCCGTTGTGCCAGAACTAAATGCACCTTTTGCTCCTCCGCCATACACAGAAGGAAATAATGTTTGTCTTATTACATCAAGTGTCGGCAACTTACCAGTCGGTGGCTTAACTTTTGGACTTTCAGTCTCTATCAAAGAGTAAAGTAAGCTTTTTTTAATATTACCTTTTGGCTTTAGACTTTCTGTTACTAATTGCGATGCTAAATTACCGGGTCCTACTCTACCAGGAACATTTGGCTTAGATTCAGATAATATATCAAGTGCAGCAAAATTGACAGCACTTTTACCACCCGGCACGCCAGGATCTTTAAATATATCTCCGTATAGCATCTTTAGCTTAGTGTCAGATTGCATTGCTATTCTTCTAGCATCAGCTTGAGCCGTAGTCATTCCACCATAAACTGGTGGTCTATCAACTTGATTACCGCTGCCGCCATTATTTCCTTTATTATTTTTACTACCGTCACCGTCACCGTCACCACCAGAACCAGGCATTATTGATGCAAATCCACCTACAGTAGCAATAGTACCGATGACTGCAGCAAGAGTGCCTTTATTTAATAATTTTGTCCACCATTTTCCTCTATTTGCTCTAGCATTTCTGCTATTATTTCTTGCAGCATCTGGTCCGCCAAGACGATTATTAGCTTGCCTTCTAGCTAATCTGTTTACAGCTTTAGTTAAGTTATTAGTAGCAGTACTTAAAGTGCTTATAGAACCTCTAAGAGTTTTGCCACCTATCATTTTGGTTCCAAGCAATGCAGCTTTGATTCCGACCATTGCGAGTTTAATTGCAGCAAATGCAGCTAAAGACTTTTCAAATATTCCTAGTTCACCAAACACGCTTTCAACATATGTTTCGAATTTGATATAAGTATCTGTCAGAAGTTTTATTCCTGAACTTAATATTTTAATAGGACCTTTTAGTAGAGGAAATTCAGTTTCGAATGAAGTTACAAAGTTAGAGACTGTATTTTTTATAGATGTAATAGCTTCTGAAAGCGAAGGAATATTTTTTAACCACTCAGTCATTTGTTTACCAAATAAAGCTGTGCCAAAAATATCTTTTGTTGCTTTATTGATAATGTCGAGTAAACTTATTCCTTGAAGACCTAACGCATTTTTAATCTCTTTCACTATAGAGCCAAGACCAACACCAGCTATAGATGCTAACGCTATTTTAGTAAACGCGCCACCACGCATAAATGTATCTAAAATACTAGATGCCATATTTTTTGTAGTGCTTAAAGGATTCTTTACAGCTTTCACAACTCCTGAACCTGTAATTCTAGAAGTAGAATTTTTTTCTCGGGTTTCTTTTCTATTTTTTTCTAAATTATCTAGACGAGTATTTTTTGCAGCAAATTCTGTACTTAATTTAAGCGACTTAATTTCGCTCTTAATTTCATTAAGAACTTCCGTATTATTTTTCTGGACTTCAACAGACTCAGTTGAGAGTTTGTTTTGTTCCTTTATCAGATTTACAGTATCGCTAATTGACATATCTTATCCTTGATTTTGTGTCTTTATTCTATCGTTTTCTTCCTGAATATGCTGTATCAATAATGTAAGATAAATTTCTCTTTCCCAAGGCATCATATTATCAAGTTCTGTTAATGAATATTTATGATCGTGCATTAATGTAAAATTTGTCTTATAATGACTTATTAAGTTATCATGAGAAAGAGCGATTAAAAAAAATCATCTAAGCCTTGTAGTACCACATCATTTTTATGTTGACACTCTTTACATTCAAAAGTAATTTCGTGCTTTAATTTAGGAATATCTTGTAACCAATCTCTAATTTTTTCAAACTGTTGTGAAGATAAAGATTCTAAAAATTCTTGAATTTCTTCTTCCGTTTCATCTTTAAGATCAAATCTACCATCTTCTGTTTCTAGAACATCCATACATTCTGAAATTAATTTAAATGTTCGTTCAATCTCAGTTTCTTCATTGCCATCATTAGCAACTTCCATAACTGCCGTAAAATTGGGATATTTCATATGAAGGTTAATATCCTCAGTAATTTGTATAGACTTTTCTAAAGTAGCTTTCGAAACTCCTACGTTAGATAAATCAATTTCATTATCATTATGCGATTCACACTTTTGACATTGAATTGTTATTGTAGTTCTTTCACCCACAGATTTCGATCTTAGGTTCAAAAACATATATTCGATATCATATGAAGTTAAAGACTTTCTATCAAATTCACCTTCAACGCATGCCATAATAGTATCGATAATAGCATTAACGGTAGCTTTTTGACTGCCGCTTTCCATAGCTATCATTAATATTTTTTCTTCTTTAACAAGATAAGGTCTAAATTTAACCTTTGTCTCTAAAGATGGAATTGTCATTTCATATTTTGGACTATCATTTAATTTAGGTAATGCCATTTATTCACTTCTCCAATCAGTGTATGATAATTGTATGGAAACTTCTACTAAGCCTCCTTGTTCGCTATTCATTTCAATAGAATTTAGTGTTGTAGGAAACGCTTTTTCTAAAACACATGTATATATTACCTTCTCTAACGCTCTATCTTTTGCTTTGCCATCAAACTGTATAGGACCTTTACGACCGCGGCGCGCAATCGCACTACGTTCCGCTTGCGGATTAAACTGGCCTGTCAGTGCAGCTAATTGATGTATTTTGACTTGTTTTCCATATCCTCCGGGACCACTTTTATACCCCAATTCATATGTCTGTTGATTTACTGCTAAATTTTGCCAAGCTTCAAAATATTTTTTAACGTTATAATCGTTTTGCACATAAAAAGAAAAGGTTATATCATCAACAGCAAACCCGTTTGCCATTTTTTCAATTCTTAATCCCATAGCTTTCTGTAAAGTTGTTACCTGTCTACCAGGTAAACTAACATTCTTACACATTATATTTAAATCAGAAACAGACATATAATTTCCAGGAACGCTTTGAGGTAATTCAATCATAAACTTATTAGGCCTTGCAAGTCCCTTAGATCCTGATGATATTTTAGCTTTAAAATTGTCTAATGAAGCCGGTGCTGTAAATTGGGTCATTTTTTAAAGCTTTCTCTAGATTGTTTATGAACATATGCTTGCGATTGCTTCTGGAAATCTGCTGTAGGTAAAAATGCAGCAATTTCCCACTCGGGCGCTGGAACTAACGCATAACGACTTCTGACTTGGTTTTTTAAATAATGTTTTAAGCAGGGTTTAAAATATTTTAATTTAGCTGAACCTTGCAATAACTCATACGACAAGTCAAATTTTGTTGTAGCATTAAATTTTTCATTATTTGTTATTTTAAGTAAAGAGTCTAAAAACTTTGCTCTCAATGTCATTGGTAGATAGTGTAAATTCAGTCCCATAAAACCACCTTTTGCTGGACCTATAACAATAGTCAAAGGAAAACTGTCGTAATATGGAAGTGTTTCTCTATGCTTTGGCTGATAAAAATACATATACATATTTCCAATGCCGTGTGTGTTTCTTAATTTTAAAGGTCTTTCTTGTAACAACTCAGACCGTTTCTTTGCTCTGCCCATAGCTTTCGCTTTACCTTGGAACCATTTTATAGATTCCTTAGTTCTGGGAGTTATTCCAGCCCGAAAAGCTTCAATCTCTAGTGTGTCGAAAATGCCTGCCATAAAATCTCTCTAATTACTTATCTTTATTTATATCAATTTTATAAACGTTTCATTTTAGGCAGAGGCTTCAATTTTTTTAGTTGCTTGGGCATTATTCCTAATGCAGTTAGTTCTTTCTCTGTCCATATTTGAAATTTCCAACCCCTATCTTTCGCAAAAGATTCAGCAGCTTTCCATTTATTCATATTTTTAACGTAAGACATGCCTTCATTGATATATCGCTTAGTTTTCTTACCCGAAAATTTTGGTGGCATAGTTTGAACTGCTGGCTTAATTTCAACTAAAGTAACGCCTTCTACAGTTTTTATTTTTAAATCCATAAAATATCTATGATATCTTTTATCTACATCATAGAAATATGGTATGACTACTTCCTCGCTAGACCATTCTAATATATGATCCATCTTATCGCACCAAGTAAATGCGTAAAGTTCCCAACCAGATCTATAAACGACATTATCAGCATCGCCTTTATATTTCTTTCGGTTTTTTATTTTATATTTGCCAGAGTGCGTTTTCATAATCTCATATAAATAATAGTAACTATTTTTATTTATATCGGAAATTAAAATGCAATCACATATCTTTCCCATAGAAGATCAAGACACTTACGCTGCAAGAATACAATTCTCAGTACACGA